TGGATTAGAAGTTTTAGCTCCTAAAAATCTATCATCAAAATTATCTAATAAACTTTCAGCTGCAGTTTTTGCAGTTTCGGCTGCTGTCTTAGCAGTTTCAGCATCGTTCTTATGAGATAAAGCAGATGCAGCAGAGTTAGCTGCAGCTGTAGCATTTGTTGCTATTGAGCTTGCATCCAGGCTAACTTCCAAATCTCCGCTACTATCAAAAGCTAATAACTTACCAGCTCTGGCAGATGCTGTTGCAACAATTTCAGAAGATGTAATATCATTAGATCTAGAAATTTTAATAGCTCTGTCTAATTCTTCTTGTAGCTCTTGTTGTTGTAAAGTTAATTTATCAAGAGCTGCCTCATGTGTTTCAGCTGGAAAAGGATCATTAGCGATATAATCCGTTTCTTGAGTTAGGTTTGTATCTCTTAATAATACAATAGTGACACCATTTGCAGGAGCAGAATTAAATATAACTTGACCACCTTGGGAACCATTATCATTTATTGAATAATCAGAATTTAAAGTTTTAACTGTCTCTGAACCATTAGCAGCTCTTTCTATAACTTGCAGCTCAGCTGTAGTATTAATAGGAAAAGTATAAGTAAAACTTGTTAAGCTGCCATTAGCAGAATAACTGTTTTTGGTATTGATACTACTTACTGTCATTAATTAAACCCATGTAATTCATTTTTAAACTTCTCCTTAGCTATGTTTAATGGTCTATTAAACACACCATTAATCAATAATTCTTCAAATACTTCTGAGCGAATTTTAGAAACTTCTTTAAGAATGAGCGTTTTCTTAAAATAGTCATTTGGCGCATTGTTATACGCCTTAGAATTTATAAACTTTTCTAATCCATCTTTTACCATCAAACCAGCTATTCGTCTATACTCTGATATTTCTTGATGATTAAGATCGACAGTTATTTTCCCTCTTGGTAAATCACTTAATTGTTTTTGTAAACGTTTATTTTTAGAATTTTTGGCTTTTAAAGCCTCCATTTTAAGTGGATCTAAAATAAGATATTTTCTTATTTCTTTAATATCTGGCATTATTCGTCTAAGCTCATCCGATAATCCCTTTGAAATATCTACCTCTCTTTTCTTTCTAATAAATCTATAAGCATGCTTTGGAGCGCCAAATATATCATAGTCTTTTGGAGCATCTTCTCCCATTCCTGGAGTATTGTTCTTAATGTTTTGAATCATGCTGCCAATACTCATCGCATTAGATGTGACTTTAGCATCATCATCTCCTTGGATCATATCTGCTGTTCTAGAAATTTGTCTTGAAAATCCAGGTGTTGCTATACTTTCAAATATTTTTTTACCAGACTTTTGAAGATTAGCTAAAAAATCTTTGTCTCCAGACATGATCTTAAAGTATTCTTTAGATTGTTTGGTATAACTTTTATTGAAAAAGTTTTCTCCAACAGAAATTGCTAATGCTATCATCGCTTTGGTCCAGGCATCTTTATCGCCACCATGCTCCCAGATCTCTCTACCAAGCTGCATTATATCTATGGATTGAGAAAGCATCTGACCAAAAGGATCTAAACCATTATAAGAAATAACAGTGTCCCCAATAGTAAGAGCATTACTAGGTATATCTAAAGCTTTCTCTAAAGCGTATGGCTGTGATTGTACTTTTTTATTTAAACTAATATTTTTAATACTAGCACCTGTGCCTGTACCCATTCCAAAATAACCCATGGAACCAGCTGACATAATAAACATTGTACCCATAGAAAGCTTAGCAAGAGCTAAATCTCTAGATGCACCGCCTTTTGTAAATTGTGTATTCCAATCTGTAAGTAAATTTAATACTGGTGTTCTTTCAGCTGTATATCTTAATATGTTTGTAGGTGTTTGAATAAAGGTAATCATATATCTACCTAGTGGTAGTTTTCTAATTTTCTTTACACCATCTGCTCCGATTGAAAGCATATCTCCTTTAACACCTGTAGGAGTTTGGAATGTAATATATTGTGCTTCTTTAAATGCTGCCTCTTGTGCCTCTTTAGTAGGATAAGTAATAAAGTTAGCAATATAAGCTCCTGCATCTTTTTCAGTTAATCTACCCGCTTTCATTAATTGAAAAGCTTTTCTATAACCTAACGCATATAACTCAGATCTATATGCAAGTGTCTTAAAGAAACCATCCCCAGCATTTAGTGATTTTAAAGGTAAACCATTTAGAGTTGCTATTTTACCAATAACGTCTGTAGCTTTTGCCATAGTATTATTTTTAATGCCAAGTGTACTAGCATTAAATACACTAGATGGAGCCTCTACTTTTGAACCAGCTACTAAAGTTTGTTCTCCATTAATAGCTTTAAAGAACATTTCAATAGCCTCGCCATAAGCCATTTTCATTCCATAGTGTTTGGCATATCCCTCAAAATGAGCAACACCATCTGTTCTATTTATAAGTCTATTAAAATTAGCAGCATAACTTCTTTCAAAGTTAGACATGTATAAAGTAAAAGTATTACCTGCTATGTTTTTAACGTGAGTGACAGGATTAGATAAAATTAAATTTATAAAACTTTCGTAAACAGCATCTGTAAGTTTTTTACCAAAACCAGCACCATCAACAAATTGCGCTCTCTTGTTTTTAGGAAGAGATAAATACATCTTAGCAGTTTGTGCTATATCCTCAGCTCCACCTAATTTTTCTAAAGTATTAGCCATGTTAAGCTCAGCAAAACTTGTGTCATCAAACCTTGTAGATTTAGATGTAAGCTGCCATTCTCTTAAAGCTCTACCTGCATCAGATCTTATAGCTGCTAGTTTTTGATGAAGATTGGCAACCAATGCCATTTCTTGTTTAAATAAAACTCTATCAGCATCTGTACCATTAACAGCCTTTTTAGCTAATAAATCTAATTGTTCAGTTTTATAAATATAAAAATCTCTAAAAGCTCTTATCTTGCCTGGTGGTGGTATTTCGCCAGGCTTTGTAGCTAAGAAGTCAAAACTTAATTTATCTGGATCTTTACTTAATAAATTAGCTATATCATTAATATCTTTATCTTTTGTTTTTGTAGATAATTTATTTTTATAAAGTTTTTCATGAGCTGCGATCATGTCATAAATACTTTGATCGCTATCGATGTACTTAATATTAAATGTATCTAAATGTTTTGAATTTTTATAAACGCTTGTAGATTCTGGTTTTGCAAGATCTAATATAACATTAACATCTGAGTCTGTAGGTTTAATATCATTGTCTGGTAAAACTTTTTTAGGAATAGCAGTAGATCCATCATTTTTTAAAATACTTTCGTTTTCAATAATGTTGCCACCCTCAGCTTGACTAGCTCCCTCAGTAAGCTCTTTAGCCTCTCCAGAAAAATCTGTCTTATCTTTTACTATAGTAGATTCATCTATCTTTTTAGGTTTACCATCTGCCTTAGATATAATCTCAGAAGATTTTTTTAAAATATTTGAGACTACAGGTTTAGTTAAATCTACAATAGGTTCAACAATCGTCTTTTTTAATATTGGTCCAGCCATAATATGATTTTGTTTGGAATAGGAATTATCCCATTTTCCTTTCTCTTATACTAATTAATGTTTATTGTGTAGTGTTAATATATACCGCTACCAGTTGTTTCATTTTCAACGATAGCGTTCTTTCTTATTGTGCCTGTTTTGATTGTAGAAGAACCATCTACTTTAGGTTTAACCACATCATAAACAAGATTAATTTTTTTGTCTAAATCTTGACTAAAATACTCGTCTGGTATTAATCGACCAGTGACTAATCCTCTTTTAATATTATACATTCTAGATTTATTTGTTGGAGCTTTGGCATATACTAATTTAACTGTGTAGCCATTCTGATTAAATGTATTTACATAGCTCATAACTTTATCCTCAGATTTACCAATAATAGGAACCACTAGATTATCGCCATTACCCATAGCTATTTGTAAAGTTTTATCTGCTAAAAATTTACCCTCATCATGAACAGCAGATGTAGCTGATGTATTTTTTTTACCTGTTAAAGCTAATTTAAAATCATCTGAATCAATAACTTTTGAACCAAAGTGTTCAGCAATTACATTTCCTTTTAAAGATTTACCCGATGCAGGATTGCCAATCATTATATGAACAATCTTATCTTTTTTAGATGCACCATTTGCATAGTATTTATTTATAGCATTATCAAAACCTATTACTTCTTCTCCGTCAAAATTAAACTTTCTATTAGCTTGAAATTCTAGATCATTAAATTTTCCAGCTGTACTTTCTAATTCTCCTTTTTTTTGATTATCTATAACCTCTTTAACATTAGGATCTTTTTTAATTTGATCTATTATTTCATCGCTAGGATTATCCATGTTCTTAACTACAGCTGTAGCTGTATTAACATCGTCTTGATTTGGAAAGAATTTTAATGGTTTATTTTGTTGTTCAACCATACCCTCAGATATTTTTTTTATTTCTTTTTGATCGCCAAGATACTTAACTTTTTCTTTTGGAGGTAATTTAGATATTTTCCAATTCTTATAAACTTCTTTTATTTTACCAAATAATTTTTCGAACAATAAGCCATCCATAGCTCTTGCTCCAAAATTAACTATTCCCTCAACACTTACTCCAGTATCAACGATTTTTTCGTCAAACTTTTTAAGAGAATCCATAAACTTAGAATCTCCTAAAGATTTAGCAAAAACATCACTAACTAATAATTCTTCATTTTTGAATCCCATACCAGATGCAAACATCCAGGCTAAAAGATTAGCTCTTTCTATTCCTATACCACCTTGTATTAATCTAGATCTTGCAAGGAATAAATATGGAGCTGCTTGAAACATATACCCTGCTAAATCATTAGCAAACGTCTTATCTCTTTCTTGATCTAAATTATGTACTCTGTTTGATAATTGTTTTAATGTTAAATTAAAAGGTTCTGGAGCAATATTCTTTTCTCCTACTTCATCAATAAATCCTTTAATACCAGGAAAAGCCTCTGTTGTATTACTTATACCATTTTCTATTCCTTTAAAGATTCCGTAAAGAGCATCCTCTGGTAAATTTTTAAAAAATCTAGGTAGGTTATCTACAAAAAATTCTTTAGTCATTTCTAAAGATTTCTTCTTAGCCTTAATTTCTACTTCATTATAAAATGGTATCTGTGTATTTTTTTCGTTTCTGTTTTGACTATCTAAATAAAAATTACCTGTATCTAAACCAAGTTTTTCAGCAGCACTCATACCATCTGAGTTAAGCTCATTCTCTTGTGTGTATAAAGGTAGTAATACGCTTTTCTCTAAATTTTCTGTAATATTTAATTCCATTAGTCTTTCTTCATTAAGTTTTTAATTATACTTGATAAACCGCTTGCACCCTCTCCTGCAGCAAAAGTTAATACATTTTCATCTGTCATATCATCTGTAGCTTTACTGACCGAGATTGCGTATTTATGTCTAACTTGGAAAAGTCTTTCAGCTTTATTTAGGTTTTCTATTTCAAACATAAATTCTTCATGATTTAATTTTCCATCTTTATAAAGATTAGCCATCTTATCTTTAGCTTTAATAAAATAACCAGATCCACCATGAGCTAATATTTGGCTGGTCCAATCGCTCTCTTCTGAAAAAGCAGGTAAAGGAAAGATAGTCATGTTTGGTAGAGCAGCTCCTGGATTAAACTTAGTGATTGTTTTAAACATCGCATCAGTGACGTTCATTCCTTGGTTAATTACTAAGTTATCAAAATATTCCATAGCTTGTCCACCAACAGCTTTAACTGTTCTTGAATCTTCTCCAACATCAAACTCATAACTATCACTAGCAAAAAATATTGCTTTCATTATGGATGTTGTTGTTTTGTATTCTGTATATAATTCTGAATCTTTTTTAAGAAGATTAATTTTCTTTAATGCTCTACCAGTAGATTCAGCAGATAGATTTAAAAAAGAAAGATCTGAATCTTTAACTTGTACTCTTTTAGATAATGCTTGTAATTCTACAGGAGAATCGCTGTTTATTATTTCATCATTAATATCAGCAACAAGTCTTTCATCATCTAAAACTATAGTCCCAGCTCTATAATCAATGAGCTTTCTATACATAGTTTCGTCAATATCATTATTAACATAAGCTCGTTTTAATTCTGAATATGTAATTAACTTATCTGAAAAATCTTGATTGTTAGCGTTTTCGTGAAAGTCTTTTATTCTTACAGCAAGCTCAGCAAAGTTATTTGCTTGATCTTCTAAATTCTTAGCATCAATAATTTCCATATCTTTTATTTCAGCCTCAACATTTGCTGCTGAATTTTCGTATGCTTTTTCTAAGATATACTCTGCTGTTTCTGTATCTTTAATATTATCAGTAATAATTTTAGGATTATCAATTACAGAATTAGGATCATTTGTTGCAAGCATAATAGCTGCATTTTCTTGGATCTTATTTTCTTGTTCATCTTGTAAAGTAATCCAATCTGCAGGCTTATAAAATAATTTATTATTTTCATTTGCAAAATAATTATTAATCCATCCCTTAGCTTGATTAACTTCTTTTCTATTATTAGATGTTGCAATAATTCCTTGATATTTTTCTAGCTCAATTTTATCTGTAGCAATCTTTTCATCAATAATATTATTAGTTATATTCTTTTCTAAATCTAAAGAAGAACTAGATAACTTAGATGCAAACCAAGAATTAACTTTCCTTTTAACTGAATTATTAGAACCAAGTATTGCTTTGTCTTTAACTAAAGACATCATGCTATTAAATGTAGTTAGATCTTCTGGATTATTAGATCTATCATAATTAATAGCCATCTTATTCATTTTAGATTCTATATCATTATTAATAGCTGTTGCTTTACTGTCGTCTTTAGTTTTTTTAATTACAGCAAATAAATTAACAGCAGCATCTGCAGCACCTGCGCTAGCTTTAGCAGAACTATAAACTGAACTAGGAGAAACGGCTAATTGAGTAGCAGATACATTAGTTGATTTAGTATCTATAGTTGCTTGCGATTTATAAAGTTTAATAGCCATTAATTACCCATATTATATAAAGTTGCACCAGTGTTAAGTAGAGATTGTCCAGCATCAAAGTAGCTTTGTCTTTTAAGAAGTTTACCCTCCCACTGAGCTAACATACCTTTTGCCTCTGACATCAATGCTTGGTTTTCAGATCTTGATTTAGCATTCTCTGCATTAAACTTTAAAATTTCTGCATCAGTTTTTAATTCGTAATCTTGATCTATAAATGCAATTATAGGAGTACCCTCCATAGTCACACCACTATTTAGATAAGATACTTTTAATTGATCTCTTATTTCTTCTGCAGTTTTATCAAATTTAGGTTTTTCAAAAGTTTCGTAAAAATGAAATGCTTGATCTTTTTCTTGTCTTTGAATAGCAGCATCTCTTTTGTATATCTCGTTATTATAAGCTCCTAACTTCTTTGCTGCTTTTCCACCTGATAAAATACTAATAAATGACATTAATAAACCTTTGCGTATAAGTAATGATCCGCACCATCGGGACCATAATTTTTCATTAATCCCTCTCGTTTGAATCCTAGCCACTCAGCAAATCTGATAGCTGTATCAGAGTCTGCTTTGACGGCAGTTTGTATTCTTTTTAATTTGTTATTTTTTGCTAATAAATCGGTTCTTCGTTTGATTGTTTTAGCACAAAAAATCGGATATTTGAATATATCCCTCGATGCTAAGACCCACCCCTCAGCAACGCCATCCCAGAGATAACAGATACCTCCTGCCGCTATAGGTTTGTTATTAAGTAAACCAGTAAACGACATTCCAACATCTTCAATATCCACAACATATTTTCTATGTTCTGGCTTTAATTCTAAAGCAACATCATTCATGCCTAACTCTAGGATTTGTTTGGCATGTTCTTTAGTAAAAGGTACTATTTCTATTTTAGACACTTTCAGTTTCTAGTCTTGGATATATACCCAAGATTGTCATTGGCAGCGCCTGTGGTTGTTTTATATATACTAATCCCTCTGTACCATAATCTGAATCAAATTCTATATGTTTATCTCCAGTAAATAATGGAACAGGTAAATCCATACTAGCTGAACTATCTCTGAAATCTATTGCAGTTAAAGTGTCTGCGTTGGGTCCAACACTTGCTCCTACTGTTTCATGAAATCGAACAGATAAGTCATAAATTCTTTTTACTTTTGTTTGTGTAGTTTCTTGGTATCCCTCATCTAATCTCATTGTTTGTAGATCAGATGTATAGCCTAATCCTATGTTTGCCTCTTCTATAGCGTTGTCCAGGCTAACACCTCCCGAAGATACCACCTTATCATTTTGTGCTGCACCCTCGCCAATAATAGAAACTTTTTCTCCCTCTAAATGAGATAAACCACTTAATGAGCTTGTAGCATCTCCACTATAATTTAAACCAGAATCTAAATAATGAAACGATGTAAGATCTGCATTAAAATTAAAAGGTGTTAAATATTCTACATATCTTTTTTCTGCACCATTAATCCATCTTTTAACTATAACCCAGACTTGATCCTCTTCTGCACCAGCTATAACTGCAACACTCTCTACTTGAGCATGAGTTAAAATATTATCTGTTTGTTCTGTTGTATGAGCAGAAGTCATATTTACTTCTGTAAGTAGATCTTCATTTCTATAAAGTTGAAATTGATTATCATCTACTTTACCTACAAAGTATTTAATGTTTTCAGCTAAACCACCAATAGATGTTCCTGTGTTATCGTAATAAACAATATCTCCAGTTTTAAATCCATGATTAGCAGAAAAAATAATATCAGTATAAATATTAATTCCTTGATAAATATATTGTGTAGTATCAGATCCTGGAGCTGTCGTTAAACTGATAGCTGTTCCTCCACTAGCATTTCCAGATGTAGATGCTAATTTAATAGTATTGGCATCAACAGATATTACATAATACAAATTAGAATTATTTAATCCTCCAATAGCATTCGATGGAGCATTATAATAAACTGGATCTCCAGTAGCTAAGCCATGAGATGATATTGTAATTGTATTGTTAGCTGTACTAACATTTGTAGAGTTTGAGGTAAAAGCTATTTGTTGTTGTTTAATATCTTTACCTGTATCAGACTTGCCACCGAATATGTGTCTATGCCAAGCTGTGACTTGCTCTAATCGATTGTATGTAAGACCTGCTAGCACTCCATCGGTTCTTACACACCAGACTATGGAAAAAGGCTCCTGCTGATAATCCATTTGAGTAATACCCGATTCCGTTATATGTTCTGCCAAGATAGTCATATCTGGAGCTTGATAACCATCTGAGTCAAAATTATATGCTAGCTCTCGAATCTTTCTTTTCGCTCTTTGTAGAAAGATAGTGGCATTACCAATCGATAGCGCATCTACTCCTGCACTTCCGTAATTAGATTGTTTTCTAATATTAATATTTGTAGGTGTAATTGCATCTTGAGAAGATCCAGAACTAACTGAATATTCTCCACCTGTTGTCATAACAATAAGTGTTCTTGTTGCTTTTAATGCCTCAATAACGTTTACCTGGTTTGATGCAATAGTATAAATCATAGCATCATCAGCATTTGTTCCGCTAGTAAAATTTTCGTAATCTCCAGATTTAGAGAAGTATAAAGTTTGTGGATTGTTAGTTGTAGATGCAAAAACTAATCTTTGTTCAAAGAAAGAAACACAAGATGGAAAACCAGTAGTGGTACTCCAGGCTCCTAACTTCCAATCTTCTACAGCATTCGTATTATCAAAATCATCTTTTACTTCTGCAGTGACAGAAGTTGCAGATCCAAAAGCTGTAATTTTTGCATGACCATTAGAAAAACTAATTAATCTATTTACGTCTGTGCTTACAAATGTAGAGCTGCTGGCAGTAATTGTAATCGAGGATCCAGTAGTTGCAGATGGAGCCATTGTAGTAGTTGAAGTATTTGCATCTAGATATGGTCCATTAGTAAATTCAGTTTCAGTTAAGCTCCAAGATGTGTGACCTGTTCTAGATAACTTTCTTACAGAATGATTTTGATGTACTAAATACATGACATCAGCAGATTGTGCGAATTTAATATCAAATAATTCTGCAGTTAAATATGGAGAGCTGATCTCATAAGGAGAACCAGAAGATTCTATTTGACCATCATCTTTATAAAATCTTATGTACTGATTGCCAAATTCTAAAATATAAGTTTGAGTAGTAGAAAACTCAAAAGGTATTAATCTTGTTTTAGCAGTTTGTGTTTTTACAGGAGAAACATAATATGTGCCTGGTCGTCTAGTGACGGGACCATGTGGAAGAACTACAAAGTTTTCTAATCGCGTACATCCACTAAAGTATTTCTTAAAATCTGTTCTTCCTTGCATACGCGAAGAAAGCTCCCCAGCGGTAAAGCTGGGAACTGATAGAAGTTGTTTTCCCATATTAGTATCTGCTATTTATAAATTCGTCTGCTTGAACTTGATCTGTTGGTCCAAGACTTTGATCTGTATTATAACCACCCTCGCTAGCGTCTGTATGTCTAGCCTCAGATAATTTAAGTTGATATTTTTCGTTAAATACTTTTGCTGTTTGTAAGTTAGCTGTAATAGAGAAACCCATATCTGCTGCAAGAGCTGCAGATATAGTCTCTCTTAATAAGACATCCATTTCGTTTGGATCTGTGACTTGTGAAATATAAACTAATTTAATTGCAGATTCTGTAGATAATATTTTTCTACCCTCAATCTTATAATTAGTATCATAAGCATTAATACCTAAAACTCTCAAGCAATCACTTGGTAAAGTAAAAGCATGAGTATAACCCCAATCTGGAGCTGTAGTATCAGCTGCTAAGGTAATTCTTTTTGTTAAACAATTCCAAGGATGCGCTCTAAATACTGCATCTCTTACAGTATTATATCTTGCATTACACAATCTACCATTCTTACTATTTTCAGAAAGAGAAGTGATTGCGCTAGCTCCAAGTTGATTTAATGCAGAATTACAAATTTCAATTACAGATGCCATTTACTTATGCCTTTTTTTTATTTTTTTTAGGAAAACCAGCTTTCATATTTTTATATGACTTAGCTGATATTGTACTCTTAGACTTTGATCTTGAAGTCCCAGCACGTTTCCTAGCGTTAATATTACGATAGAGACTCATATTACTTGCCTCTCTTACTGTTCATTATTTTTTTCTTTAGAGCAGCTGGTAATCTTTTTTGACCACCTTTAAGTTTATTACTTGGTCTGCTTTTTTTCTTTCCGTATGTACCTGGTCCCATTGGCATAAGGTTCTCCTATTTGTTGTTTGTTTTTATTATATATTTACGTCTTAACGTTCTTGGCTTAACTAAGGCAAATATTTCTGCCTCTGTTAATTCTTGCTTAGTATCAAAACCATAATGGTTTTTGCTATCGTGTTTAAATCGATCTACCAAAACATATCGGTAAATGTGATCTTTACATTTAAAATGTAAGACAAGTTTTGGTTGATCTATTTTCTTTGTCATAAAATAGGCGGGAAATTAATCCCGCCTATAATTAGTGATTATTACTCGTCACAAGGTACTTGGAATACATGAGTTTCTTGCATTCTAGTAGCACCTAATGCCATTGAATAATAAACTTGAGTTGCGTATGACTTGTCATCTCTTTCAGTGATTTTAGCTTTTGGCTCAGCACCAATCGCTAATTTAACCGCATCTTGAGTGAAACCGAAACACAATCTGTCGTCTGCGTTTGTATTATCAAAAGCAAGTCTAGTTGACATGATAAACTCAAAACCTAAGAACGAATTAATATCGCCTTGGGCAAGAGCTTTTACAGTGTTAAAATCAGAAGATTTTATTTCTGTAGTAGCCAATAGATCTTGGATTTGTTTTGGTCCACACACAAAGTATCTTTTTACAGATGGATCTACATCGCCATTGTCAAAGAAAAACTTAGTCTCTAACAATTTAGCTATTGTTAATCCGTCTGCTTGTTGTGCAGTTGCGAACTTAGAAGAAGCAGGTAAAGCTACCGCTGTTCCTCCAGCAACGCCTGTATCAGCAGATCCGCCAAGAGCAGCGATGATTTGGTCATCGATTGTTCTGTTCATAGCAGCTGCCGCAGCCTTTGCGTAGTTTGACGTAGGATCATTTAGCATTCTTACTTTATCTAAATCATCAATTAAATCAGCCCATTCGAAATCGCCTAAGCTAACTCTTCTTCTACTGTGTGGTGTATCGACTCTTGGAGTATCTCCGTGTCTAGTTGTTCTAGCCACAGCTGCAGTTGCTCCGATTTGATCGAAGAATGCATTTTTTCCTCTTACAGTTTCAACATCAACAGCACCTCTTAATTTGCTACCCATTTGCTGAGATAGCATAGTCACATTTGATGAATATTGTTCAACAAATGCGTTAGTTATATTAACAGACATAATTGTCTCCTATATTGGTTATTGTTGTTGTTATGTTAAAACGGATGATTATCCTTACGGGTCGTTCCTAAATTTTAGATCTCATGGATCCTATGCTATTCATAGTGTCAATTTGGGTCTTTCGATTATCCAAATATATTTCAGCTATACAGATTCTTTTTGTTCTCGTAAAGCTAAAACTTCTTCAACAGCTGCCTCATGATTAGGATGCATTTTATCCCAATATGCAGAATTAGGAGCAGTTAAATCTCCTATTTGTTTATCTATTGCTTGAGGAGTTAAGAATGTTGGTCCAGATGGATTAACAAACTGATCCTCTCCCATTTTTTCAGCAAGTGTTGCAAATGCTTTTATAATAGCAGGATTGTCTCCTAACTTAGATCCGTCTGCCATTGGAGCATCTAATACTTCTGCTGCAACATATTGCTTAGCCATAGAGCTAGCTGCTTTTAATTTTTGGTCATAAGCTAAACCATATTCTTTTTTAAGATCTGACACAGCATCTGTTCTTGCTTTTTCTGCTGTTGCATTCTTAGCGTTAGTTTCAGCTGCAACATTTTCTTGATACCACTTAACCATTTCGTTCGCCTGGTTAGGAAGTAATCCCATTTTATGAGCTGCTGTTGCAAATGATTTTAAACCATCTTGATTTACATCTTGAGATTCAAATTTATATTCATCAGCAGTTTTTGGTCTGCCAAGTTTTTCGTAAACTGCATCCCAATCTTTTTCTGTTGCAAATTTATTAGGTACAGGAATCTTATCAGCTCCTACCATTTTTTGTGCATGCACAAAACTTTTTGCTAAGCTTTCAATATCTTTAATATTTTCTAAAGATTTATCTGCTCTTACTTCATCAGAAAGACTTGCTTTCCAATCTGTGTTTGTTTCTGCAGTTGTCGCTGCAGTTTCTCCAGACAGTACCGAACCTTGTTCTTGTACTGCTACCTCTTGATTTTCACTTGACATTGTTATTTATCCTTTTTGTTTATCATGTTATTAATGAACAAGACCACGGATCTTGATCCCTCTAAGTATGCGCTTTCGTGGCTATCTCCTTTTATGTGAGTAGTCGAATTAAAGCTGCATCTCTTTTTAAGATCTTCAAGTACACGTTGTCCACTCTCGGATCCAAAAGTCGTTTTATAGTCTATCTCTAATTGTTTAATATCTTTCTCATTCATCAGCTACCGCCTTGATTGCTGGTGCTGCTTTGCCTGCTGCCTCTGCCATTTGCATCTCTTGTTGCATTTGCTGCATCTGCTCGGCTTGAGCTTGTTTCTGTTCTCTCATCTGCTCTACCTCAGCTCTAGATCTTAATATCTTAGCAGGTAAACCAATTACATCTTTTAGATGAGCTACTAATCCATCTACATCTAAATAATCAAATACAGGAGATACTTGTTGGATTGCTCCAAATACTTCAATACCTCTCATGATAGATGATAGATCTCCAGATTTTTGAGCTTTAGCTATTGGAGAAACATATTCTATTTCTATAACTTGATTTGCTAAAAACTCAGGAACTTCTTGGAATTTCTTTTGTTTAAGTAAAATATTAAAACATCTTGTTATTAATGGCTGTAATAACTCAGATTGTAATCTACCTAATACTGGACCAAGTATTCTCATCTTCTCTTCTTGTTTTTGCATGACTTCTGTTGCTGTCATGTTAGATCCTTGAACAGATAATAATTGATCGACAAAGAAGTTTTCTCTAATAGCTTTTCTTCTTTGCTCTTCCATCTGTAAACCTAAAGGCTGGTTGCTACCAATATTTAATGGTTCAATTCTTTCTCTGGTTCCAGATCTGTAGAAATTTAATCCTCCAGGTACTGTTCTTACAGGTAATACAAAACCATCATCGGGTACCATTAAAGGTGGATCTATTTGTTTCTGAGCTGCTTTGATAGAAACTTTAGCCATTGTGTTTAACATCTTAACATCTGGTAAAGCATTCATCGCAGGAGATCTGCCATAGATCTCATTAGATGCTTTTAAATATCTTGGAACTACATAAGGGAAATCATTGAAACCACTTTCACTTAATAAGAAACCAGTATCTTCATGAACATAACAGCTTGAATAAGGTTTGTTTACATTGTTCTCATATATACCACCCATCTCATTAGGCATTACTGCATGAAGTATAACTACATCATCTTGAGGATTATTTCTTACTTGTTCCATTAAGTCATGAGGTAATTCTGCTTTTGGAAACATCGCAGGTAAAGATCTAGCTTTTAGAATAAACTTTCTAATAACTGTATCTACTAAACCTTTCTGGTTCTCTGATATAAATAACTCTGAGATATGAATAGTTTTAAATCTTAAATCATCATCTTCATCACTTTGGATAAACATTCCTGCTGTACCAAATGCAATTAGATCATGGTATAATTCAAAAATTTCTTGTTGGAAGTTAGATCTAGAGAATGCTTGCAACATAACTTTATTACAATCTTCTAACCATTCAGACGCTGAATCGTCTTGATCTACCATTTCGTTTCTGTACTTTAAAGAAAACCAAGCGGAAGTAGTAGAAGTCAACATCCCATGTAAAGATGCTGCTAATAATTCTAAAGCATGTGTTGCAGTACCATCGAAGATTTGCTCATGTCTTTTATCTCCTTTAGATCTTTTCTGTGTAATATCTGCTTTTCTTGGTAGCATGTAATCTGCTACATCTTGCCAGTGCGATTCCCACGTTCCTCTTTGACCCCGTAAAGAATTATATGTGTCTATAACTCTTTTAGCCTTTGGTATTATTTCCATAAATTATCCTAATAAAGTTTTCTTTCTTAATTTTAAATCGCCACTGCCTAATCCCTGCGGACCCGTTAATATCATTGATGATCTTCCTTTACCTCTATCCATTCCAGAATCAGTAGATGTTGCTTGTGATACTTCTGCTTTTGTTGGAGCTACATAAACTGGAGCTGGAGCTGGTGCGGGTGGTTTTGGTCTTGATACTACTCCTCCCATACTATCCTCCTAATAAAGTTTTCTTTTCAACAGTTGCCTCAGACTCATCCCCTAAAGGAGAAGTAAGAATAGTCTGTTTTCTTCCTACTCTATTTCTTCTAAGTTTTGCTGCATCAGCTGCTGCCTGTTTTCTTCTTTCCTCATCCTCATAATCTGGAGCAGGTGGTAAAGGTTCCACTGGTGGAACTGGCGGCATCGCTGGAATTTTTGGTGTTAAAAAACTCATCTTATACCCTCATGTATTTTATAATCGCTTACTGCGATTGTTTGTTGTATTTTACTTTTGTTCTCATAATCATTTATCGACATAGCTAAATATCTCATCGCATCTGCTGCGTGCGAACTCCAATCATGAGTAGGCTTATTATGAAACATTTTCATCTTCTCGTTATATTTTCGATGATAATGTTTCAAAGCATCTATTAAAGGTTTAGTCTTATCCAGGTTAAACCAACATCTGGGTAATAACATTTTCAAACTATGGATCCCATCTTCTAGTGGAATCTTAGGAAGTATTCTAAAATTGACTCCTAGTTGATATGCTACCTCTCTCCTAGTTTTACCAGAAGAAAATTCCTGTACCTCAATATCGTGCGGTGCATAATGCTTATCGTAAATGTAATCTTTATCTTTAAGAATAGAAATATAATGCGGTAATCCCTCTCGTCTATTCTCGTAATAATCTATAATCCTTATCGTATTACCAAGCTTTTGAAAAAAAACAATAGCTGTGGAATCTCCGACTCCTATATCCCAAGCAGTAGATACTAATAAACTTGGATCATATTCCATAAGAGTAATCTGCTCTTGATCTTCTACAGCTTTCATAATGTTGCCATAAATAGATCCCTCGATATTTGCAATCCAATCGCACTCGAACTCCTGGCGGAATTTTGTTTCCCCCATAGCTTTCTTAGCAGCGTCTAATTCTTCCTGGTCTATAATGTTAGTATCCGATGCAGCTGCTGTATAAGCGAACCATTTAGGATCTGCTACAGCTGATTGATACAATTCGTAAAATAGATTCGACATTCCAGCTGGCGTACCTATCATATATGCGAACCCCTTACGATCCGATAAAGCTGGTCTAATTATCTCATTCCAGAGCTTAGGTTCTATCTGAGCTACCTCGTCAATTACTACTCCATCTAATGCCAAACCCCTTAGTGAATCTGGTTGTTCAGAAGATAACAAAGTAATTCTTGCGCCATTCGGCAGATCGCATCTTAATTCTGTTTCATTGAACCTGGTTGTTGGAATTGCTCCAGCAAACATTTTCATATAATCCCAGGCTATGGATTTAGCCTGCTTATAAGTGGGAGCTATATAAGCGTATCTAGGATTGACTAAAGTATTTTGTAAAGCAGCGCGAATGAGATGGTTTAACATACATACTGTTTTTCCAAATCTTCTGTGGCATGCAAGTACAGCAAATCTATATTTATCTAGATCATCATGTAGTTTAGCCTGCAGCTCCCTTGGAGTGTATGGTATCTCAACGTGCATTATAAAATAGCTAGAACAATAATAACTATCACTATAGCTGCACAAACTGTTTTATGTTCTTTAACAATATGTGGAATATGATCTTTAAGTTTCATTAATCCTCCTAATGTATTGTTGGTAAATCAAATAGATCTCTTACAGATTTATAATCTATGCCACTATTTTTCATTAACTTGTTTACAAACTTATTAGCGTGTTGTTCATCCTGAAATCCGTTTAAATGAATAACCAATCCATTTGTATCCTCAGCTATAAAAACCATAGCGGTAATTAATTCATCTGTGAATCGATCTTTTGCCATTTATGCTTTATTCCTTTTAGCAAAATTTCTTGCAGCAGCTACAGAACCAAAACCCCATTTCTTTAATGCTAGAGCTTTTCTTGTAGGCTTGCCGTTTTTATCTTTCATGGGACCAGCCATCCCTGCAAAACGAGCTGCAAATGATACGCGCCTGCCAGATGTACCAGAGTTTAATTGTTTCTTTAGGTTAGATCCTGTTGTTCTATTAAAGAATGCTCTACCTCTTGCATTCAATCCACCTGTTTTGCTCTTATGTTCTTTTGAATAACCCATGTTTACCTTTCTATGTATATGTGTGTGTGGCTTAGTCGGGATATATATATATTACGCGCCAGCGCCCCATTTTTGGGGGGTACCCCCTTTGCGCATTTCCCTTTTCACTTTTTAGAAATCAAGCCTTTTAATACGTCATTGGTTTCTTAAACCGCAGAGAACCTATACTAAATCTAAAAAATAAAAGCCTTGTGTTATATTTGTGTTGCGAATTAGAATCATTCGAGAACAAACAGCGAACATTTCAGAAATCATACGCGCGCGCGGAAAGCTGCAGCTGCGTCTGATGTACCCGATAAACAAGGGTTAACCAGAACTAATCCTTATTCCTTTTCTTGATTAACTCCGCCTGTTCCAGATATTGCTTGAGCGCCCATACCTGGTACTTGATCCATAATCTCTTTAACTTCGATAATATCTTTTTTAACATCTGGCTTACCCCACGATATAGACATAGTTAAGTCTTGTTTCACTTCTGATTTAGTTTTATCAGCGAACACGTTGCTTGCTAACTTGCTGGCAATCCATCTGATATGACTCCATTTCTCTTTAATGAAGTGCATCTCTTGATTAGACTTTGGGATCTCCATATCTTCTGCAATCTTATCTAACAATGTGTAAACGCCTGTCTCTCTTGCGTGCCTAATCTTCTTTTGTAGATCTTCATCTTCTCTTTGTACTTTGTACACAGTAGATAAACTAGGCATAGTCTTATCTCTACAGAT